CGCCTGATGACGTTCCGAGTAATGCCTTTCGTAATAAACGTCATCAATTCCATTAAGACTCGTAATGCCAAGCTTATATCCAGGACAGTAGTACGTGAGATCGTAACCAAGGAATCCAAACTCGTCAAATAGGATAGGATCAAGTTGAATCTTAAGCTGTTGCAGATCATCCTGAGTCAACTCCAATTTGTCTATTACAGTTTTCTCTACAACCACATTTTTATCTATTGTGTATTTTAAGTTTCCATACACATCGTTGCTAATATTGCACTTGTAAGCTTTAATGCTTACGCCTTTGCCTAGATGATAAGCTATGTTTAACTCTATGAAGGCCATCACTCAACCTCATTTATCATTTTGACTATAATGTGAGCAGCTCGGACTAGTGCCTTTGCTTGATCATGCCACATCCAGCAACACGGAAGCCCTGGACAAGCGCATGCCATCGGGCCGTTTTCTTTATAAAAGGCTATCGTCTCCATTGCTTCGCCTAATGTCATGTGTGATACAGTTTTCCAAGCTCGTGCGTGCCTTACTTCCCAAGATACAAAATGGTCTTCTTTTACAATTGGTCTCCTCGACTTGGCTCTATCGGACATTCGTTGTTCCCAACTGTCCTCGACCATTATTCACCTTCTAATATTTCGCCCTCGACAATGTTTTCCATTTGATTTGGATCAGAAAGCACAGTACCATATACTCTTTCCCAGGGCTTCTGATTATTTACCTGAACATTAATCTGCGGAGGAGTAATGGCACCCCGAAGTTGTGCTTTAAGTTTTAACGCTTCCAGAACGAATTTGGCTGTCTTTAGATCACCCTCATGCGCAGCTTCCTGATACACCGTAATCAAGTCGTCAATCTGAGTTTCTACAGTGTCTCGGATCTCTTCGACGTTGATTGGTCTTAAATCTTTGTAAACTTCATTGAGCATGTCTATGACTTCGAATCTATCTTCGAAACCAAGATCGTCCGCTATTTGGTCAAACCCAATGCCGCGTCTGCGCATAGCGAGTACGGCTTTCTTCCTTTGAGTAAGGCTCGCTTCCTTTGGAGGCTCACCATCTCTAGAAAGTCTGACCAGATCGCTACGTGCCATTGCCGTCCTACTCTTCCACAACAAAGTTGAGATTCATATCCATCCGAAGCTTACTGAACCTCTCCATTACTTCCAGAGGATCGCCCTCTACGTACTCACTGTTAATATTCAGTCCATATTCGTCAAGTACTTCTTTTAAATCATCCATTGTGGAGAAGGCCGTCGCAAGGATAACTGTATCTCGTTTAGGTTCGTATCTTTCTTCGGGTTTCCAATCGCGCGTGAAGTCTCTGCGCTTTATATCTCTTGTGTCTAGGGTGTGGATCTTTGCTATAGCTTCAGCCCTAGCTATTTCTCTTGATCCCCAGTCTATTCCCTCTGCCGGATCTGAGCAAAGAACCCACAGCCCATGTTTCAACTTTACATTCAGTGTCGATATCTTGTGGTTGCGCATGTATTTTGTTACTTTATCTCGTTTTGTATCAGGAACGAACAATTCGTGTATGGTTGATACATCGTACGTGGCGTCGGCTACAGTCTGCGACATTTCAGCTAGCTTAAATTGAGAGCAATTGCTACAGCGCCAGGTTTTACATGTTAAACGCATTGCTGCGTGGCGTCCGGATTTCCATATAGAATAGACAAGATTCGGACAACCATAGCTTGGACCATCAGAGATGGATCTGGTTACTTTAGGTAAGTCCTTTAGAGAAGGACGTTTTGGTAGTTCTTCTTGAATTGGTAATATCTGGCCTGGCTGCCAGTTGCTCTTGAGCATGACTAACCAACGAGCAGTAGATTTTGCTTTGCTCTGGTTATGGCCGTGTAAAGCCACCTACTGCATGAAACTGCACCTAGCCATTTGATGAATCCTTTTGACGGTTCGAAGACCACTACGGATTCAAACTCAGACCCTTGCGCAGTATGACAAGTCAATGCGTATCCGTAATCCCATTTATCTAAGTGATGGATGCCCCAGATCGGTTTGTTGTTATAAAATTGTTTAGAGGATACGATCCCTTCATAGGTCCTGTCATCATCCAGCAATGCGGTAACCATGTAGGATTCGTGATCTTTCTGATCTATTTCTAGGATTGTACCAAGAGTTCCCTTAGATATTCCAGATCTCCTTATAAACTCTCTTGCAACAATCCGTTCTCCAACGATTGGGACGACTGACTTAATGCCAAGGTTGCCCCGCCATATACGGTTAAGTTCGTTAACTCCCATGCGGCCCTTGTGGTGTGGGTTGGACTTATCCACGTGGGCAAAGTATGTGATGCCGATAAGTTCCCTATTGGAAAAATCAAAGTCAAGTTCATCGGCCAGCCTCAGCTTTCTTACTCCATTGCCAAAGTCACCGAACTCAATTGGGAATCCTTTACGTGCCTGATAAGCCAGCTTGAGGATTGGTGAATCTGCCGCTTGTCTCTGAATTTCCTCAAGAATGAAATCTGGTCGGCCCATCAGATTGAACTTGCCGAAAGCTTTTTCCAGATTGATATTTTCTTCGATCGCTTCCAGTTGCCCATGATCTCCAATGAATAGAAACTTCACCTGTGGACTACACGCAACGAGCAGATCGTCATATACCTCACGCCCAATCATCGAGCTTTCGTCACAAACGACTAGCTTGATTCTAGCATCACTTTCCATCTTGGCATTGAAGTCCAAAGTACAACCACACTGATTATATCCAGATACTCCATGACAAATATTCTTTGTAGTTTCGGTCAGTGGACACTCGTCGCAGTGTCGTTCTTGTTTGTGATAGTATACTTTATGTACCGTCCGTGCGTTGGCAATCATGCCCGCAGTATTTAGTCGTCTCTGAACTACCAAAGCCGCTTTATTCGTTGGAGCAACATACTGAATGTAGTTGACGTCAAGTTCGAGACGCTCATGAATCCATGGAATAAGTGAACTTTTACCAGTACCAGCCAATCCACCCAGCTTGAAAACCCTTTTAGAATTTGTTGATCGGAACCAATCTTGGACCCTTTGTAGTGCCTTCTCTTGGTCTTGTGTGGGGTACACACAGCACCTAACCTTTTCTTTTAGGGGGATACTTCCTACGGAACGCTTGGCTAGGAGTCATCCCCACCGACAAATATAAGGCTATTTCGTATTCTATTTCGTTTTTCGAAGTAGATGTCATATTAATTTTTAAGCCGCAGCTGTCAACTTCGCTAATCGTGTCTACATCTACATTGGCAAGGACAAACGCTAACAAGTTATTCCACTCATTACCTAAGTCCCTACTCCGTGGAGCATTGACAAAGATGTCTGAGATTATTTCCATTGCGTCGACGATTCCGGCGTGTCCATCACAAGCCGCAAGTACAAGCAATCCTATGATAGAAAGTCCAGTATCATGCAAACCTGTACCGTAGCAATCTACTAGCCTTTTCGCACACATCTCTGTGAGTATTTTCATATATGTGCATGGTTCTCCAGTATTGAATATATCTAGATCGTCATTTGAAATTCCAGAAGTTTCATAATACATTGGATCAACCGTCTTCTTGAGTACGGATGCCCACTCTTCCGGTATATCAGTCAGATCATTCACAGTGGGAATTTGATAATCAGGAACCAAGGGTCCGTTTAATCCCATATACCATTGATATCTGGAGTTTGATTCCTTATTCCGTGATGGTAAGGCCATCACATACCGATGCGTGTGCTGCACTATGGTAATTCCAGAGATGTTACTTTGCCAGCGTTCCGAAGCCAGCTCATCCGGAATCCTATAAAGAAGCTTACCACCCTGTCCGCCACGTGAGTCCGAATTCCACGTTGTAGGCAGCTTACCAAGTTCAGCTTCCAACTTTGCTAGTCTGTCCAGATCACCTTTGTAAGTATCTACGTCTAATGCCAGTACATTTTTTGGAAGTCTAAGGGCTACGTTGAATGGTCCATGTGTTTTGCTCCATTTTTCAATCTGTTGCCTTGATGCCATCGGGTGTCTTCCACTTGCACCTTTTACTACTAGCAATTTTCCTAGTGCGGGTAGTGGAGAGAATCCAGCATCAAAGTATGGTATAGCTGATATTCCATACGGGTTCATGATTTTCCATAAGGTAGGCCCGACAGCCCCAAATAGGAACTGCCGGGCTAGAAGCTACTAGATGTAGTTATGGGAGAGGAAGTCCGGCGACGGCCGCGCGTGTGTCCTGAGAAGCAGGCTTCTTGTACTTGATCTGGAATTCATCGTATTCACGAATCTCACCAGTTTTCTTACGCTTTGAACCAGCAGGTAATTTCGTGCCCTGAATGTTGACAACCTGTCCAAGCCAAGGATCTGGGTCCGGGTTACCATTTTCCACAGAAGGAATGTTTATATCTTTGCCATCAATGAACTCTGGGTGCAAGGCCTCACACAGTTGCTTGAGAGAGTAAAGCGCGCCTTCAAAAAGCATTACCGTAGTGGGAATGGTCTGCCCAGCAAGCGGTCCGTCTTCGATCACCAAAGCCAATTTCCAGAACGGCTTTCCGAAATTGTCGCCTTGCTTAGTCACTTCGTTAATAGTAATGTCAGTGATACGAACATTGTATTTTCCCGTTGGAGGATATTCAAAATCCTTGGAGTCTGCTTCTTGATCAGACATGTTCAGTTTGAATGTCACTTTGTCTTCTCCCAATCCTTTGGCTTAATCTCTTCTGTCTTTTTAACTTCCGTTGCTGGCGTCGTTGCACGTTCTAGATTCGCTTCCACTTTGCCGTCACCGTTGATGTAATCAAATATTATTTTCATCGTTGGGTTGGCAATTTGTAGTGGTAACTGTCCAGATCTGTCCTTGGCAACTGTTCCTGGTATGTTTCCTGTCAGTAAGATTCTCGTGTTCACCTTCTCAATATCTTGAACGTAAAGATAGGCTACAATGTCTAGAAA